GCGCGGTTGCAGACGCTACAGCTGCTACTGACGTAGGTGTTAGAGTAGGTGACTTAGTTATTCTTTCAGATCCAAACGAAAACATCAAAGGTTATGTTAAATCTGTAGGTGTTACTGCTATTAGCAGTGTTAATCACGCTTCTTGTGTTATTGAAGCTTTAACTGATGATGGTACAACACTTGAGAATATTACAGCGGCTAACAACAATCACACTTGTAGCTTATTCGTATTTGGTTCTGAGTATGGCAAAGGTACTTCTGGAAGAACTTCTGCTAACAAGCCTCAGTTCAAATCATTCACTAACCAACCTGTTATCATGAAAGATATGTATGAGATCTCTGGATCTGATGCTTCTCAAATTGGTTGGGTTGAAGTTTCTGGTGAAGACGGACAAAACGGTTACATGTGGTATTTGAAAGCTGCGGGTGATACTAGAATGAGATTCACTGATCAATTAGAGATGACTCTTATCGAGCACGAACTAGTTACTTCTACTACTGGTGGTTTTGCTGGTCACGTTGCTGGATCTGCTTTAGGTTCTCAAAACTCTGCTGCTGGTACTATTAAAGGTACTGAAGGTTTATTTGCTGCTATATCTAACAGAGGTAACGTTTATGACGGTTTACTTTCTTCAGGTACTGCTGCACAAGTGTTAGGAGATTTTGATACTATCTTAAAAGAGTTTGACAAGCAAGGTGCTATTGAAGAGTATATGATCTTTGGTAACAGAGATATGATGCTTACAATCGACGATATGTTAGC